ACCGAGCGTCTCGTCGGTGCCGTCGCTTTGCAGCGTGTGCACAGCGCCGACCGGGTCCGCGTACACGCGGACGCCTGTCTCGTGCGAGTCGGGAATCGGTGACGGGCCTTTGCGAAGCGAGATGTAGTCGGAGTAGACGTCGGTCATCTGTGCTCACTCTCTGAACGTGAGGGAGGGGTCCGGCGGGGGACCAAACCCCTCCCATCGTTGGCCTTGCTGCTGCCCTCCCCTTACGAAGCGGTCGTGATGAGCGAGAACGCGCCGGGGTCTACGACCACGGCCTCGAAGGCGCCGATGATCCCGACCTCGACACCGCCGATCGCGGGCTCGACAACCCGCAGCTCGACCGGGGCGCCGCCCGTCTCCGCGACGAGCAGACCCTCCATGTCACCGACGATGATCGTGCCCGCGTCGAGTCCGCGCGAGACGAGGATCGACAGCGGCCCGATGTTCTGGCCGTTGACGTTCACGAACACCGCAGTCGGCGTGCTCGTTAGGCCGAGCAGGTAGCCGAACCGATCCGGCGCCATGATGATCGTGTCAGCGACACGCTTCGAGTCGCTGTAGACCTTCGCGTATCCGGCGCCGACCGCCGTCATGATCGTCGCGAAGTCCGGCGTCGCCGCCAGCGGTGCGCTGATGATGTGCCCGAACGCCGAGTCGGTCACGGTCTTCGCCGCGTCCTGCTCGGTCTTCAGCGCGTAGTCGGCAGCGCAGAGCTGGAACCACAGGCTGAGCGCGTCCGGCGTTGACCACTGAATCGCCTGCCAGGACAGGTCGCCGCCGCCCAGGTAGGTCGAGGCGGTCGTCGTCTTCAGGCTGACGACCATCCCCTGGTTCCCGGCCTCGGTCTTCTGGGTTGCCTGCACCGCAACGATCGGCCGCGTGTCCACGCTCGGGTAGGTGAGCGTGCCCCGCTCCAGCGTGGTCGAAGGAGCCGCCGCGACGAGCGGACGGCTGTTGTCGATCACCTGGAAGATCTGGTCGATGTATTGCGGCGGCTGAAGCCCGGCCACGTTCGAGGAGAGCGTGTTCGCCGGTGTCCGCTTCAGCAGACCGAGCCGCTCCTTCGCACGCAGGACGATCTCTTCGCCGCCTGCGAGCTGCGCGATCTTCGAGCACTCCGTCGAGCCGCGAGTGAGGATGACGTCGCGGGCGTAGGTGGCGAAGTCGCGGTAGATGATCCCGTCGCCGTCTTCCTCGACTCCGGCCTCGGCGCCCGCCATCGCGCGGCGCACCATCTTCGCCGTCTCGATCGCCTTGCGCGTTCCCTCCAGGTCGCTCGATACCTGCTCGACCTCGGAGTCGATCTGCGTCATGCGCTCGCGGTACATGGCGACGTGCTCGACCTCGACGTCGGTCATCGCCTTGTCGTCACGCGCGTTGACTGACGCGACGACGCTCTCGTACTTCTGCGTAACGATTTCACGCTCGTCGAGCAAGAGCGACAGGCGCGTCTCGCTCGGCGTCGTGTTCACACCGCCCATAGCGGCATCCCCTTCCGAGTTGTGATTGACGGTGCTCGGCGGGTGCCGCTCTCGGGGGTGCCGGTCCATGCCGGGGTGCCCGTTCTCACGGGGTGCGCCATCTCGTTCAACTAGCTAGCTAGCTCTGCTGGGTGTTGTAGGAGGCGAGCAGCCGACGAAGCCGTCCCGCCGCTGCGTCACGCTGTCCCTGCGATGCGTCCTGCGGAAGCCCCTGCCCGAGCCGCGACAACGCGGCGCGAACACCGTTCACGTTGACGGCGCCGGAGCCCGGCTCCTTGTAGGGGAGATGGCAGGCGTCCTTCGTCTTCTTCGAGCCGGGCGCGTTCAGGTCGATCGCGGACGCGGAGCAGTACGCCTCGGCGGTGTCCCAGCGTGACGCGCTGCCGTCCCAGGCGACGTCGGTGAACGCGCGCGTGACGAGGTCTGCCATCCGGTCGGGCATCGCGATGCCGAGCCGCTGACACCGCTCGACGAGCGCGCGGTCCATCTCGATCGAGGCGAGTTCCTCCGCGTCGGCCATCAGCTCTTCCTCGCGGATCGCGAGCACACCGGCGCCTTCGTAGGCGGGCTCGGGCGTGAGCGCGATCCCGACGAGGTGCGCCTTCACTCGTTGCATGACGCCGTCGCCGGAGCGCACCGATCTCTTCGGGTACGCCTCCAGCGACACACCGGCGAGCACGTTCTCGCGCACCATGTAGAGCGCCTTGTCGCCGTCCGGTCCGTCGTGGATCTGGAACGACCCGTAGAAGCCGTCGGACGACTCGCGCAGATTGAGCCCGTGGCCTAACACGTCCTGAATCCCGGTGCCGTGCCGGTAGTTGACGAACACCTGCCGCTCGCGCCCCTTCGCGCGCACCTGATCCGCGAACGCGCCTTCCATCCACTGCTCCCGATAGGCGGGACGCCCCGGATCGGAGACGGTCGCGACGACGCCGTAGGGGACGATCCTGACATCGAGGGTGCGACCCTCGCCTGTCGTGACTTCCGCGACCGCGCGGGTGATGAGCCGCGAGTCGTGCTGCGCGCCGAGCACGGCGGCGTCCTCGTGTGTTTCCGCTGCGCTCACTGGGCAGCACCTCCTGTCATGGCTGTCAGGTTCGGCGGTGTCGGCGCTCCAGGCTGTTGCACTGGCGACGCGGGCGCCACGTTGCTCGCCGCCTGCGGATCGTTCTCGGGCGACGCGAACGGCCCGGTAGCGACACCCGTCTCGGCATGGAACGGCTGGATCGTGTCCTCGGCGTCGAACCAGACGAACTGTCCGGCCGGGAGCATCTGCGCGGTGAACGCATCCGCGACACGCTTCGCGGTCGGCCGCAGCTCGAACCGCCACCACATCTCACCGAGCATCCCAGGGTTCTGGTAGGTCATCCCCCAGCGGATCGCCATGTTCAGCAGCACCGCCGGGATGCCGAACGCGGCGGCGAGCGCGAGCGCGTTCCACTCCTGCGTCTCCAGGAGCGCCATGTCCTTCGGGCTCCACGAGAGCGTCTCGAAGTCCAGCTCGGGCGGCAGCACCGGCGGCGCACCGCCACGCTGCTGCGTCTTCGCCATCCACTGCTGCTGGAGCTTCTGCGCCTGCGTCGAGTCGATCTTGCGCGCCGACTTCAGGACGGCTTTCGGGACACCGCCGGTTGAGACGTCGAGCGACTGGTTCCCGGCCGCGAGCAAACCCCAGGCCATCTGCGCGTATGACCAGATAGCCGACTGACCGTGCAGCCGGTTGCCGGGGTTACGGTCGATCTGCACGACGTCGGCGGGATCAAGTTCGACGCCTCCAATCCGGTACGCGCGCAGCCCGTCTTCGAGCGTAATCATCATCAGCCGCGAGTCGAGCACCGTCCATGTGCGCGGATACCCGTCCGCGTAGCGGTCGGTGATGTAGAGACACGCGAAGCCCCAGCCGTAGAGCTGCGCGACGATCGCGAAGATCGCGTCCGAGATCCCGTTCGGGAAATACGCCGGGTCGGGCGCCGACACCCACGCCGGTTGCGTCACGCTCGGCGGACCCTCTAACTTCAACGGCATCGACGCGATCTGCTGCGAGTTCATCTGGATGCAGCGGTTACAGATCCAGACGCGCTCCGCGAGCAGACCGTTGCCCGCCCAGAAGCCGGGCGTGAGCCCCTGCTCCATCTGCCAGTTCGGGACGAGCCAGTCGATCAGCGGGTCGAACGGCACGTCGGCTTCCGCTGCCTCCCGTTGCACCGCCTCGCTCTGCACCCGCTCCATCGCCGTGCTGTCGAAGCCGAGCATCCGCGCGATCCGTCCCATCAGTAGATGTCCATCTCTCCGAAGCTCTGCTCCGACGCCGACCAGAGCGCGAGCGTCGAAGCGATCAGCGGGCCGGGATCGGTGCGCGACTTCGACCGCGACCACGCCCAGCGATCGACGAGCGGACGAGTACGCGCGCCACGCACAGCGGTCGTGAGTTCCTCCTGGCCGATGTGATGCAACCGGCGCTCACCCACCTCGTCCGCGAACAGGCCGCAGGCGTCCGCGTACTCGCCCGTCTTCAAGCGGCGCACCGTGATCCCCACCTCGTCGATCCGGTTCGCGATAGCGCCCGACGGGCCGAAGCTGTCGCACGCCACCTCGATCACCTCGTGCCGCTCGTACAGCTCCGCGAGCCGCTCGGTCACCCAGCCGGTCCCGGCGCGCGCATCGGTCACCTCGCTGTGCGGCTGCCCGCGCTGGTTGATCCCCGCAGCCGCGATCGACGTGCGCCGATCCGGCGAGACGTCGAAGGCGAGACAAACCGGGTCTTCGAGCACCGAGCCGTCGTCCTCCAGCTCAGCCCACAGTCCCATGTCGATCACCGCGTCGCCGGACAGGTCGGTCGCCGGGTAGTCACCGACGCCGAGCAGCTCGACCGCGAACTGGCGACGACCGAGCGCGCGATACTCACGCTCCATCTGCTCGATCGGCACACGGCCACGCTCGATCGCCCAGTTCACCTTCCGCCACTCGTCCTGATCCGACGCGACCTCGTCCGGCACCTCGTCGGGATGGTCGAAGTCGAGCGACCACTCCATGTAGACGAGCGACGGATCGCTGCCCTCCATGCCGCGCTCACGCACCCGCGTCCACACGAGCCCGTGATCGTGGATCTCCTGATCGACGGCGCTCCCGGCGTACCAGAGCTGCGGCCCGCGCTTCGCCTTCGACGCGCGCACCGTCGGCAACATCGCGCCGTGCGCCCACTCGCTCAAGATCATCGCCTCGTCGAGCACGAGCAGACCGATGTCGTCGAAGCCGCGCATCCCCGACTTCGTCCGCGTGCGAAACCAGATCACCGAGCCGTCATCAAGCTCGACCGCCTCGTCACCGTGCAGGACGTGATGGACGCCTGGTTCGCGCGGCTGCGCGATCCGGCGGTCGCCCGCGAGACGCTGCAGGCGGAGCCGGAGCTCGCGCCGATGGTCGCCGCCGCGAAGGTCTCGGATCGGCGGACGGACACGCTCCCGGTCGAGTCGATCACCACCGGCGGTGCCGAGGGGTTCCGGCCCCGCGGCGCGGACGTCGTGAGCTACGTCGTGAAGGCGTTCCCCGAC